TTAGTGTCCCTCGGGACTTAAATCTAGTGTTTTCCGATTTATGAATGTTATCTTTTGCTTTTCTTTTTTATAAGTTTTAAAATAAGCTTTGATTTACTTTCTTCTGTTTTTCCCTTTTAGTTTTTTCTTTTCTTTCTTTTTAGTTTGGTGTTGTCGTAGAAGAAACTCTTGTAGTTGTCTTGAAATAAATCCACTTGTGGTTTTAGGGCGGCGTTATGGAGTTTCTTATACGTTGTTATCAGTCTAGAGCTTTTGGCTTGACTGTTCGCCGATCTGCGGCTTTTGATTTTAAATCACTGAGGCTTACTGTTAGCTGATGACGTGTGCCCGTCTCTGGGCTTTTGCCATATTGTTGTATACTTTGGAATGTAAAACCGTGATGAACGATGATAATTCCGTCTGATGGTTTTTCTTTGGTAGCATCTCTATGTGTGATTTGTTGGGGTTGGTTACCAGGTGTATGTGTTAACAGAGATGTTGGTACATGCGCTGATGTTTCCTCCTAATTCTTATCGTAATGAAAATGGAACAAAATAAAACTTGTTTTAATCGTTCAACTCAAAACGATAATAGTCTCAACAACTCTAAGTCGGAGTGTGTTTCTCGACACCCTCCGGTTGAGACAAAAAAGAGAAATTTCGGTGAAGATCCCGTCTTGCGTTCACGTCTAGAATTGCAAGCTTGTGTTCGTGCGTCTTTTGCTTATAATATATCTCTTCTCTCTAAAAAAGAGAGAAGTTTGTGTGGTCGTCTTCCTTTTTCTGTGTGTGATGTTCCTATCCAGCAAGTATCTGAAATAGTAGCGCTGAATATCGCACCCTTGATTGGCTTGCCGAAGCCTATGGCGTTGACCATTTTGCAGATTGTTGTGTGTGATTATGAAGATCGATGTGATTTAATTCGCGCTTTTAATGTTAATAATAATAAAGGCGTCCCTGTTCGACATTGTCAATACGTTCTTATTGAACGCGGTGTTTCTCGTCGCGTCAATAAGAAGACTTTTTGTTCTGTGTCTGGTAAATGTGATTTGTTGAATGGTGTCTATACTAAAGTTGTTTTTGACGCCCATAGTTTGAGTGGCCTATCCAATGTCATTGCTGGTGTTCGTAAAGTCCTTAAAATATTGTCATTATTGGGTGAGAAAGAAGCAACTACTATTGACTTCTGTAAGCCTGGTCAGATTTGTAGCGTTTTGCTCGACCTTTTGAAGTTATGTAAAAATGGATTTGATTATATGAATGTGGCGTCTTTGTTGCTTAGTGTCTATAATTTAGTAACATCTTCTGTCTCTTTCGTTGCACACGGCTTGGATACAGTCGCGCTTAGCGCTTTGACGTTGTTGTTGCCCAAAGAGCTTTTTGAGATTTTGCGTCGTATAAATGTTCTTACTAGTGCAAAAGTTCTTGATGATGTTTCTATATTTTCTAGTGTTTTTAATTTAATTTTGGATTTCGTCAAGAAATGTGTTGTCAAATTGCCTGAATCTGTGTCTAGTGTTCTTGTTCCTTTGTTGGAGAAGTTGCCGTTTGGTGAGCAATATCAATATTTGGCACGTGCAGAGAAGTTGTTGCTCCAATGGAAAGATAAACGAATTGTCGCTCAAGAAAGTTTTCGAACTAAAGTCAAAGAGTTGGCCCCGCTCATGCGCTTTCCGGCGCTGGTCGAGTGGTCGCGTAGGTCTCCGGCCGTGAAGGCTGTTATTGACGATTTTGGAGCACTTGTGAAGAGCGTTGCCGGATATGATTCGGCGCGTCGTGTTGAGCCTGCTTGTTTTGTCT